AAGCGTCACACAGTGACAAGTTGCGTGATGCTAAGAAGATTAAGTTTTACATTGAAGCCGAGCTTGAGAGGCTAGAGAAATGGACTTGATTACAATAGACTTTGAAACATATTACGACAAGAAGTTCTCACTAAGTAAACTTACAACGGAAGAATACATACGTAGTTCTACGTTTGAAGTGATTGGTGTTGGCGTAAAAATAAACAATGAAGAAACCGAATGGGCAAGTGGAGATCATGATGAAATCACAAGATACTTACAAGACAGTTTTAATTGGCAAAACGCTATGGTACTCGCTCACAATGCTATTTTCGATGGTGCTATTCTTAGTTGGCATTACGATATTCATCCTCGCGTTCTTACCGATACTGTTTGTATTGCCCGTGCTGTTCACGGGGTACAAGATAGTGTTAGTCTCAAGAACCTTGCTAAAAAACACGGCATTGGCGTTAAAGGAACGGAGGTACTCAACGCTATCGGAAAACGGAGAAAGGATTTTTCTGAAGAAGAATTAGCTGAGTATGGCGATTACTGTGTAAACGATGTTGAATTAACATATAAGCTGTTCAGCATATTAGCTAAAAACTTTCCAAAGAAAGAACTTAAGTTAATAGACGCTACCCTGCGTATGTTTACAGAACCAGTGTTACGTATAAACTCTTCCGCCCTCGAAGAACATCTTACACAAATACGTTCTCACAAGAACAAACTTATTGAGAGCGCGGGCGTTGACAAAAAAACTTTGATGAGCAACGAGAAGTTTGCTGATGCACTAATGGATGCAGGTAAAGTGCCGCCCACCAAGACCAGCCCCACCACCGGCAAGAAAACGTATGCGTTTGCCAAAACAGACGCGGCATTTCAAGATATGCTTGTGAGCGAGAACCCGTACGTAAAAGCGTTAGCTGAGGCAAGATTGGCTAATAAATCTACGCTAGAGGAGACACGCACGGAGAGATTTATCGAGATAGCGGAGCGCGGTAGTTTGCCAGTGCCGGTTAAATACTACGCCGCACACACTGGTCGATGGGGTGGTGACGATAAGATTAATATACAAAACTTACCAAGCCGTGGTAACAAGTCACTGAAAGATAGTATCTGCGCTCCCGCCGGGTACATGATAGTTGATTGCGATAGCTCGCAAATAGAGGCACGAGTTCTGGCATGGCTGGCAGGGCAAGACGATTTAGTAGCCGCATTTGACGCAGGAGAAGATGTTTATAAGAAAATGGCCGCAGACATATACAACAACACAGTTGAAGATGTAACGCCAGACCAACGATTTATTGGTAAAACCGCCATACTTGGTGCAGGGTATGGTATGGGCGCGGTGCGTTTTTCAGATCAAATAAAAACGCAAACTGGTTTGGATATTGACATGGATTTAGCGCGTAGAACAATAGACGTGTACAGGAATACAAACTGGAAGATAGCGCACTTTTGGCGAGCGTGTCAGAACATGCTTAGTAGAATGTATAACCACGAAACAGTGTCCATAGGCACTAACGGTCTGGTGACAAACAAAGGCATGGCGATTGAATTGCCCTCTGGTTTGCTCATGCGGTACGATGATCTTAGTTTCCAACAAGGCGAAAGAGGTAGAGAGTTCGATTATAAAACACGCAATGGCCGAACGCGAATCTACGGTGGTAAGGTCACAGAGAATATATGCCAAGCCATAGCGCGTTGTATCATTGGAGAACAGTTGTTAGACATAGCAAAAAAGTATAAAGTAGTGCTAACCGTACACGACAGTATCGTGTGCTGTGTGCCGAAAGAAGAAATATTTGAGGCACGTAATTACATAGAAACGTGTATGCGTAAAGTACCCTCTTGGGCCGAGGGGCTACCACTTGACTGTGAAAGTGGTGTTGGTAAATCATACGGAGCTTGTGAGTGAATGTAACCCCTTGGTCGTACAGCCGTGTTAAGTTGTTTGAGCAATGCCCGAAGAAGTATTACCACTTGCATGTAGCCAAGGATTACAGAGAGCCACCTAGTTCAGCCATGACGTATGGCAATGAAGTACACGCGGCGTGTGAGAAATACGTTCGCGATGGGAAAGAATTAGAACGCGAACACCAGTTTGTGAAGCCTGTTCTTGACGCTTTGATACAGAAACAAGGTACAAAGTTAGCCGAATATAGATTGGGGCTGACTGAAGACCTTGAGCCATGTGGGTTTAGAGATAGCAACGTGTGGTTCAGAGGCATTGCAGATCTTATAATACTAGATGAGGATAACAAGTTAGCGTGGGTTATAGACTACAAGACTGGGAAATCAGCGAGATATGCTGACAAAGACCAGCTTGAGTTGATGGCGTTAGCAGTATTTAAACATTTTCCACAAGTAGAAGTTGTGCGTGGTGGTTTGTTGTTTGTTGTATCAAAAGATTTGATACGCGATACATACAAAGAAGATGAACAGGAACTTAAATGGGTCAAGTGGAACAACAAGATTGACCGTATGAAAACTGCACTGAACAATGATGTATGGAATCCTAGCCCTAGCGGGCTGTGTAGGAACCACTGTATTGTTACTGAGTGCGCTCACAATGGGAGAAGCTAATGCCATACAAGAACAAGAAAGATAGAAAGATACCAAAGAACCCGCCAAAAGGTACGAAGGCACACGAAGATCGTATGGAGCGGCAACGTGCCAGACGTGCTATGGATAAGAAAGGTGTGAACCGGAAAGGTAAAGACGTATCACACAAGAAGGCGTTAAAGAATGGTGGGTCTAACAAAGACGGTGTTACTTTAGAAAGTCGTAGCGCAAACCGTAGCCGCAACTATAAGAGGAAGAAAAAATGAGTAAGTTTATTAAATTAACTTGTCCTCATGGGGGGACACAATTCGTCAATTTTGATTTAGTCGAGTCTTTTGAACCTGCACCAGAAAAAGATCCCCAGCATGCTTGGGAAGCTAGGATCGTGGGTGGTAAAGAAAATCCAGATGGTGTTATAGGCACATGGATATATTTTTGTAGTAAGGGGTGCGAAGAATTTAAAGTATGGGACACACCAGAAGAAATATTGGATAAACTTAACAACGCATGAGAAACTACAAAAAGAAAAATAATTTATTTAGCAGGCTGACGAATTAAAAATACATGTTATATTAATAATGAGAGTATTAATTATTTTGTGATTTGTTTTGTAGTTAAGACTCTTAGGCCAGACTTACTATAGTCTCCTGTCTGCGTTAGATGACATGATGTGGTAGAGCCGAAACAATGTCTAGCAAAGTACTTGAAAGAGTATCTAATATGAGGGATTAGCCCACCCAACATATGCGAAACGGGCTTTTAGGAGGAATGATGCAAGTGTACGACAACCAAGTATTATTACTAAACCTGCGCGAACCAGCACGGGTCACTTCTGTCATACCAAAAAGCACTACGTTAGATGATAACAGGGTAGCTGTGCGTTGGGGTTTGGATGAGGTTCGCACATTACGTAACATGGACATCAAAGCTCCATCACCGATAGAGGGCAGATACGAGTGGACAGGTAGCTATGCGCCTTTTGACCACCAAAAGAAAACAGCTTCTTTCATGACGTTAAACCGTAGATCATTTTGTTTTAACGAACAAGGCACAGGTAAAACAGCCAGCGCAATATGGGCGGCGGACTATCTGTTGAACGAAGGTGTAATTAATAGAGTGTTGATTATATGTCCGCTGTCGATTATGGATAGTGCATGGCGTGCTGACTTGTTTACATTTGCTATGCACAGGTCTGTGGACATAGCGCATGGCGCAAAAGAAAAACGAAAGAAAATAATAGAAGGTGATGCTGAGTTTGTAATTATAAATTACGATGGTGTGGAGATAGTAAAGGATGCTGTGGCTAACGGCGGCTTTGATTTAATCATTGTAGATGAAGCTACTCACTACAAGAACGCGCAGACCAAACGGTGGAAAACACTTAACAAGTTACTCAAACCTGATACGTGGTTGTGGATGATGACTGGCACGCCAGCGGCGCAAAGTCCACTTGATGCGTATGGTTTAGCTAAACTTGTCAACCCAAACTCTGTGCCTAAATTCTTTGGTACATTCCGTGATCAAGTAATGGTAAAGATAACTCAATTCAAATGGATACCAAAAGAAAATGCCACTGACATAGTTTTTACCGCTTTACAACCAGCGATACGTTTTACAAAAGATGAGTGTTTGGACTTACCACCCATGGTGTACACCAAGCGAGAGGTAGAACTTACACAACAACAGAAAAAATATTATAAAGAGTTAAAGAGCAAATTGATTATGCGTGCCGCAGGTGAGGAGATAACAGCCGCCAATGCCGCAGTAGCCATGAACAAACTCCTGCAAATAAGTTCTGGTGCGGTATACACTGACACCGGGGAGGCGCTTGAGTTTGATATTAAACACAGATACAAAGTGTTACGAGAAGTCATTAACGAGTCGAGCAAAAAAATTCTTGTGTTTGTCCCGTTCAAACATGTAATTGATGTGCTTACTGACAAGTTAAACAATGATGGCATACCTGCTGAATACATACGTGGAGATGTCTCTGCTAACAAACGCACTGACATTTTTAATAGATTTCAAACACAAGAAGAACCAAAGGTATTAGTTATACAACCACAAGCGGCGGCTCATGGTGTCACCTTAACTGCCGCCAACACTGTAGTTTGGTGGGGGCCAACTTCGTCATTGGAAACGTATGCACAGGCGAACGCTCGTGTACACAGGTCAGGACAAGATCAAAAATGCACTGTTGTTCAGTTACAAGGATCTGCTGCAGAAAAACACGTTTACAGGTTATTAGATAGAAGAATAGACGTACACACAAAATTAATAGATCTTTACAACGAAATGCTTGACTAAGTAATTACATACCACTACAATTCATGTTCTATTAACTTGAGGGAGTTAAAAATGAAACATAAACCAGAACAACTCATCAAAGTCTACGGCAAAATCAAGACTGCTCGTAGCGAACTGTCCGCTGACTTCAAAGAAAAAGATAAAAAGTTAGTTGAACAACAGGATGAAATTAAAAAGGCATTGCTTGACTGGTGCGAAGAAAACGGTGCTGAAAGTTGTAGAACTGAGCACGGTACTTTTTATCGTTCCGTTAAAACTCGTTATGTTACGAGTGATTGGCCAGCGATGTACCAGTTTATTCAAGACCACAACGTGCCAGAGTTTTTTGAAAAACGACTTAATCAATCAAGCGTAAAACAATTTTTGCAGGAAAACCCAGATGCTTCTATGCCGGAGGGATTACGTGCAGATTCTGAATACGTAATAACCGTGAGGAAATCATAATGGATAAGGGTGAAAAAGAAGTAACTGTAACGGTGAACGCGATGATGGGGCCGTTTGTACCCATTGAAGCCGTAGCAAAACATTTTAGTGTAAGTATATCTTCTGTAAGGTCGTGGGTTAGGCGTGGATATATACCGGCACACACTTACATTAAGGTAGGTAAAACCTATCGGTACAGTATACCAGCCGTAGTTGAAGCATTAAAAAATCATCCCGATACGATAATGCAGGGTGAAGACTTATTGGTTCCTTTTGAAGTGGATGAGCTTTATCCGGATAATCCGGATGAAGATTTGTGAACCGCCTAACACTATCCAATATAGATACAGAAAATGTTGTAATAGTAAATGCCGCCCCAGTTTCTCGTGCGCTTATAGTTCGTGGAGAAGCTGGTGTACCTGAACAAGTTTGCTGGTCATCTAACACGCAAGTGCCAGACACTGATGTTAAAGAGAGACAATCGGCGCGTTGTTTAGAGTGTAAACATAATGTTCGTGGTGCTAAAGCGCGTAGTTGTGCATATCAACAAGTCATAGCTGTTGTAAAAGAAGATGCGTTAGAAAAAGTTTACCGTTTAAAGTTGCCCGCTACTTCTATTTTTGGTAAAAATATTAACGGTATGCCCATACAAGAATACGTAAAGTATTTAGCTAAAAATAATACAAGTGTCGCTTCTATAGTGACGTGTATATACAAAGATACCAAGAGTAGTTGGCCAAGAGTTTTGTTTAAACCAGTTAGATCTCTAACTGTGGAGGAGGTAGACACTATCAACGAGGTGTCTACACAACCAAAAACAATAGAAGCAATAACCCTTTCCGTTTTCGGAGAGAGCGCAACCCCGTCACCCTTTAATAAAGTCAAGGGTTACATTCACAAAAACTATACAGAGGTATAAGCAATGGAACACATTATAGAAGAAGTTGAAATTTTATGGCCGAAAGTAGATCGTACATACCGGTTTGACAATAAAGAAAAAAGATCCGTGCCTTGTTCGCCAACAGAGGCAGGTGCTGAGTACCGTACAGATTTTCTTATGCCCTCAGACACGGCTAAAGACCTTTACAAACTTATGCTAACAGCATACCAAGAGGCTAGAGATGATGACTGGCCTGAGAAATTTGATGTGCCTTTTGATAAACAAGATGACGGTCGTTTTCGTTATAACGCTAAGTTAAAAGGTGCTTATGACAACGAGCCTACCCGCAAGCCACTTCAAGTTGACGCTGACACAAACAAGTTACCAGATGACTTTAGGTTGACCACCGGGAGCACAGGCAATGTGTGTGTTGTTTTTATACCGTACCACGGTGGGGTAGGCACTGGTGTATCTCTTAGACTTAAAGCTATACAAGTTACAGAATTAGCTCCAGAGCGTGAGGCGCAGTCTCCGTTTGGTAAGGTTAAAGGGTTTACTATGAAAGACGATAACCCTTTTGTTAAAGCCGCGCCAGCCAAAGAAGAACCAGTCATTGACGACATTTTTGGTGAAGAAAAAGTTGAGCAACCAAAAGTGGCTAAGAGTAAAAAGAAAAAAGCCGCGCCAAAAGAGAAAGGTGATTTAAGTTCTATTGTCGAGGGTTGGGATGACTAACCCTTCGACACTATGGATGAAAAATTATTCTTACAAACAGTCTTAGGTGACAGTGGGTACTACTGTGCGTTAGATTTACATGCAAACACGAGTCAAAAAGTACAGCCATTTTTTGAGGACGTGGACACATTGTATTTAGAATCTATCGCCGGTTGTGCCACAAGCGATGTCTATTTTGCCTTAGCTACTTTCTACGAACGGGGTTCGCGCAAAGTTGAAAACATAAAACAACTATGTGCATGTTACCTTGACCTAGATTGTGGTGAGGGCAAAGACTTTGTTGACCAAGAAGACGCTATAATTAAACTGCGTACTTTTTGCACTGAGGCTAACTTACCTAAACCTATATTGGTAGATTCCGGCAGAGGGGTGCATGTGTATTGGGCTTTTACACGCCCCGTGCCGTATGACGATTGGTATCCTGTCGCGGTATTGTTAAAAAATAAATGTATTGAGTTGTCTTTCCCTGCCGACCCTGCTGTGACAGCAGATGGATCTAGGGTGTTACGAGTACCAAATACTTTTAATCACAAAACCGACCCACCGTCACCTGTTAAATTATTAACAAAGGGTGAACTGCCAGTAACAGATTTTGACATGTTTGCGGAGCGTTTAGGTATTAACGTTGCGCCAGTGCCGAAAAAAGTTACGCCGCTAAATAACGCTTTGATGAGCAAACTCTTGAACAATAGAGAGTCTGTGTTTAAAGATATAATATTAAAGACACAGGAAGGTAGAGGCTGTAAACAGTTAGAAACCATAGTCACAGACCAAGAAAATTGCAGTGAACCTATGTGGCGTGCTGGATTATCTATTGCTAAGTTCTGTTCCGATGGAGAGAAGGCGGCGCACATAATATCTAAAAACCATGAGGGGTACACACCCGAACTAACTAAAGATAAAATGGATTTGATTAAGGGGCCATACCTGTGTACAACTTTTGACGAGCACAACCCTGATATATGTCCAGAGTGCCCAAACTTTGGCAACATAAAATCACCCATAGCCTTAGGCAATAAAATAAAAGAAGCCCCTAGTTTAGACCCAGTTATACCTGAGTACCCACCCCCGTATTTTCGTGGGGCTAACGGTGGAGTTTACATTAGATCTTCAGACATGGAGGGTAATATAGATGAAAAATGTATATACGAAAACGATTTATACGTAGTTATGCGTATACTTGATCCTGATGTCGGCGAAGCTATTTGTATGCGTCTACATTTACCACAAGATGAAGTTAGGGAGTTTACCGTGCCTTTGACAGCGGTAACATCCAGAGAAGAATTTAGGAAAACCATGGCAATGCAGGGTGTAGCCCTAACTAAGATGGATGAACTTATGACATACACAACAACATGGGTGCAAGAGTTACAACAAAAAACTATGGCTAACAAAGCGAGGACACAGTTTGGTTGGTCAGATAACAATTTTACGTCTTTTATACTGGGAGACAGAGAAATATTTGCGGATAAAACAGAGTTTAATCCTCCATCTTCTAAGACTTCTGGGCTGTTCCCTGCTTTTGAACCCAAGGGTACGCTTGAAGATTGGATAGATGTAGCCAGTTTTTATAATCGACCTACGATGGAGATGCACCAGTACGTCACCGGCGTAGGGTTTGGCTCAATTCTTATGCCTATGTTTGGGCAAGTAAAAAATAGCATGTTGCATTTGCACAGCATGGGTTCTGGTGTGGGTAAAACCACCGCCATGGAGATGGCCGCGTCAGTGTGGGGTAAGCCTGATGAGTTAGTTTTACAGTACGCAGACACTAAAAATAGTTTGTATTTACGTGCGGAGGTGTACAAAAATTTACCGTTTCTCGTAGATGAGATAACTAACATGAGGCCGGAAGAAGCCTCTACGTTTTGTTACTCAATGACCAGTGGTAAACAAAGAAATAGGATGAGTAGTGGTGTTAATGAGGAGCGTTCGCGGGGTGAACCATGGTGCAACATAGGAATTACAACCGCAAACTCCTGCATTATTGAAAAGTCGCAGGCATACAAACAAGCACCGCAAGCAGAGGCCCAACGTGTTATGTCACACAGGGCTTTAAGGCACGCTATATCTGAAGAAAAAGAATTGACTGACGCTTTTGCTTCCCGTGTTAAAAGAACTTACGGCACGGCTGGTATAGTTTTTGTCCAATATGTAATGAAAAATTTAGAGTTGGTAAGAAAATTATTATTAGATACACAACAGCGTATAGATAAAGAAGCAAAATTAACGGCAGAAAATAGGTTTTGGTCTGCTGGTGTAGCGGCTACCATTACTGCTTTAATAATAGCCAAACGCCTTGGCTTAGTATCTTATGATGTAAAAGCAATATACAGATGGGTTTTAGGGTTACTAAAAGAACAAAAGAAAAGTGTATCTGAAATGGCCATGTCTTTGGGTCAAGTAATCAATGATTACATCATGCAACACCAAGGCAAAATTATACAAATAAAAAGTACGGATGATTTACGTAAACAGAACGAAAATGGTTTAGATCAATTGGTCATACCTGACATGACACCAAGGAACGAGATAGTGGGTCGATATGAGACAGATACTAAAAAAGTATTTTTATTACCTAGACCGCTTAAAAAATGGTGTCAAGAAAATCAAATTAATTATGGGCAGTTAGTAAAAGATTTAAAAGAACAAATGGGTGCTGTAAAACAAAAAGTTCGTATAACAAAAGGCACTCAAATGCAGTTGCCAGCGGCAGATGTCATTGTGTTTAACTGTAATTTAGACTTGCCGGCGCATGAGTAAACGAGTCCAAAGAACATTTGACATAGACCCGGACGGCGTTGTAGTAGTAATACCGTGGAACAAGTTTACAGTAGGTGTATCTGGATTTGTGCCCTGTGTAAATACCACAAGAGCAAAGGAACAATTGAACAAAATAGCATCAACTAAGGATATTGAGTTAGATATACGGGTGGTTATAGAAAACGGTTATTTAGGGGTTCGCTTTTGGAGAATTGTGTGATACTATTTGCTCGACTGTTTGGTCGTTACTCCAGCGATCAATCCCTCACAGTCATTCCTCCTCCAAGGTTTTTCACCCCCGCATAGGGGGTGAATTATAATTGCCAGCCTTGGTTCCACTCATCTCTCATTTGTTCTATAGACTGCCGCACTTGTTTATCTATGGTAACGCCGTTGTACATCTCAATACTTGTTTTCATGTGTCGTTTCATAGATTTATCTATTGTATCTGGAGTTATCAAAGCGCCTCGGTGCTTTCTGTTAAACTCTTTAATATCGCGTAGCACTTTTCTTCGTTCTTCCCAATCACCTTGTCTACTAAACAGATAGTATTTCCGCAACAACTTTGTTCTTTTATCTCTTACCGCTTTTTCTATCTTCTTACTTACCATGTTTAAATCTTGAGTTCTTGTATACTCAAGCGGTGCGAAACCAAGAAACTGCCCTACATGCTCACTAACACTAACATCGTCATATATGGCATCGCCTCTACGAGTTAAGTACCCATCGTCACGAGGTATGCGAACCACTGACTTATACATATTTGCAAACGCGGCTGGCACTAACTGCTCTATACCCCGTTCAATTTCACCATCTGCTAAATCACCAATGCCACGATAGGCTCTGTTAGCTATACTTCCGGCTGGCCCACCAAGATAAAATAATAAATTATCAGCTAAATCTGGATCTCTGTTGTACCTGTTAAATTGAATTAGTAAATCTGTTACACCCAAACCTGCTCTTGAACTAATGTCCATGCCTGTCAAATTAGATAGTGGCCCCTTAAAGTAGGCTTCGCCTATATGTCTACGCACGAGTGAATCCAGATCTTCTTCGTCATCGTCCTCAAGAAATAGCTTAGCTATTAATTTAGCCATTCCGTAGATGGGCATACCGTACAAGCCAGCTATAGCTAGGGACGACAAATGCACGCCTATTAACTCTTTCATGCCTTCGTTTCTAAGTCTACGAGATTCAGCATCAGTTCCGGGGAGCAAATTATTAAGAACTTTTTGCCCACTTTTAAACATGGTGGTATACATTTGTATACCGTAGTTTTTGTACATTAACGCTACACGCCCAAGATCTTTTTGTGACCAACGAGCGCCAGTTTCAATAACTGCCCCGCCATTAGTTTCTTGTGTTAGGTACATAGCATCTTGCGCCGCTTGTAACTCTTGCTCTGGTGTTAACTTGTCTACACCAAGTCGTTTCTTCATTGCGTCTGTTTCTAACAAATATGAACCAATGGATGTAACTTGTCTGTTGTATTGCTCTACGTTATGGAAACCCCAAGCTGATACACCCATAGCCCAGTCACGGAATCTACCTAGTTTAGTCTTAGATGCTTTTTGGTCAATGTTTATTTCGTCAGCGATAAAGGATTGGTTAAGTTGGCCTTTGTCGCTCATCATTTGCACCATGGGCATGATACGCTCAACAAAACCTTTTACTTCATCATTTGGAAATTTAATATCGTCTCGCAATTTAAACACATGCTTATTTTTCTGCGGCACGTACTCTGATATGTAGTAGTTTTCTAGCGTGGGCACGTTATACCATTTTTTATAGTCAACTTGCGTTCCATCTAAAAGTTCAAATTTTTGGCTAGGTGTTAGTGCCGCACCAACTAATTTTGCCGCGTTATGTATGGCCGTGCCAGTTTCTGTATACCCGTATTTAGCGCCAAGGTATGGATAAACAAACAAAGGTATCTGCGATAAGTTTATTAACGCAGATGAAGGGTTAAACCCTATGGTCATACCAAATGCAAACTGGTTAGCGGTTTGGGCCGTTTTTCCCGTTTGAGGATTTATAGCAAAGTTTATTCTATCCGTGATGTCTTTAACGATAGCGTTAAATTTTTTCGTTTGGACTTCTTCTCCTTTTCCTCTACGTATTGCGCCGGAAGACTGATACTCCATTGCATACTTTCCAATACCGTCTCTTATTTTTCTTAATTTACGTTGGCCTCGCATTCTAGCTATTTGCCTACCAGTGTCGTAGGCTTTTCTATTTAACACATAGATAGAGTCTTCGATAAACCCCGGTCTGCCTATACGCCGTTGTAAATTTTTGGCAAAAGATGCTTCTGGTAACGCCTCTATATACAAACGTATTACGTTTGTTACTACGTCTGATTCAACCCCAGCAATATTTAATTGTGTTATCAATGTTCCCATGAAAGAACTAGGGGGAACCATGCTTTTATTTGGTGTTCTTATCTCACCAACGTAGGCTTCCATGTTAGTGTGTGGTATTTCTGGATCCTCTTTTACTTCTTCCATACGCCGGTTTAAGGCTCGTTCTGTATCAAACATTTCAACAACAACTTGGTCGCGTTTCCTAGTTACAAATTTGGGATCTAAATGTATAACAAGTTTATGTTTACCTTCTCGCATAAGTGGAAAGTATACTTCTAACTCTTTATCAGCAAACAACAGTTGGTTTATTTTACTTGTAGCATCTCTTTTTTCTTCAGCAGTGCCTGTGCCGTCTTTTATTTCTCTCAACACTTCATTTTTTAATTGCGTAAATTGTTTTTTATAAAACGCCCGCATGTTGTTATACACTGTGTCCCCACCCACTTGTTGTAGGGTCTTCCAATCTTCTTGCATTTCTAACCACGCTTGCTCTTTTTCTTCGTCTTTTCTGTAGTCAAGTCGTGATTTATTAGGGTCAACTTGATACCTTGTGCTTATGCTTATTACACGATCTAAAAGTTTTTTCTCTTTTTTGTTTTTCTTTTGCCAATCTAATAAGTATAACTTCATGGTTCTAACTTCTTTGTCAGACTTATTTACATCACCACGTTGCTCTAACATGGCTTGCTCTGCTTCCCTTATTTTTCTACCGAGTGTAGCGTCTGTTTTTCCACCTATATCACCTAAATATTGTAACGGCGAAAACCCTAATATTGCTTCTCTAGCTATGCCGCTAGTATCATCTAACACAGCGTCTGCACTATCTACGACATTTTTTCTACTTGCTGTGCCTTTATTTATAGCATCAGACAGACCGTCAAATAATGTTCTCGTTCCGTCAGGAGTTCTAAACATAAACAATGGTACGCCACTTACGTCACTGGGTGGCATAAGTATTTGTTGTATTAACGAGTCAGCGGCATCAAATACGTTCTTACCTTCTACTATTCTACTGTCAGGTAGCTTAGGCATACCAAGCAAACCACGTAAGAAGTTTGTTATTCTGTGTAAAAACAACCTAAAGCCATCTGTCTTACCTGCTGGTGTGTTAACAAGTTTAGCCGAAAGCACTTCTCGTAGCTCTGGTTTTGCAAACACTTCTGCTACAAATTCATCCACACTGCGTTTGGCATCTACAAACTCTGCTGGTAAATCATTCTTTACTTGGTCGAACAATGCGTTTAGCTGTTTAGTCAATGGGTGACTTTTATTTTGTAAGGTTGCGTAAGTAGCCGCGTGTGTGACCTCGTGTAGTAACACAGAAATATCTATATTTCCTTTTGCATTAGGCACAAGAATAATTGTGTTATCGACATCAATTTTTTTGGTGTCTTTACTTGGGGGTATAAACACACCACCCTCTATAGTAATCTCTCTATCTTTTTCTAGCTTTGCGATAATTTGTCTGGCTTTAGCATCGTTTTTATCCGCTACACGTACTTTCAAACCTTTAGCGTAAAATGCTAACTTGTTAGCTATTGCTTTAACACGTTTGTCTTTGCTGTTAATTGCCACGTCTTCTAGGGCGTCAACAATTCTATCATCCTTGACCGCATCTAACGTGCTCTGTTCCATGGGTCTAAGTATTTTGTGTACATCAGTTTGTGTAAAAGCCTCTCCTAAAGATATTCCCGTTTGATTAGAAAAGTCTTGCAAATCAATATCACCATTATTTTGATCTGATAATGGATCTATTGGGTCACCGAAAGACGCAGATTTGCTTTGTTTAATAGTGCCCCGTCTAGTGGCTGAGGCGCGGCGGTCTTCTTTGCCTTCCGCAAGTTCTTTGTCTATATCTTGTTTTGTTGTTGTTGTTTTTTCTACATCCGTTGCGACTCTTTCTATTTCCCGCACTTGTTTTTTAGTTGTTGTTTCTTCTGCAATAACCTGATCTATCTGTTGCCTTGTTGGGTTAGTGACACCTGCATCGCGCAATGTTTTTCTTGCGTTTGCCCGCATTTTTTTAATTATTTTTTTGTTTTCTACAATGGGGTTTTTAGCTGTAGTGCCACGAGCTTCTTTAAACTTGTTAAACTCATTATCATTTATAGGCGGTCTTCCCGCCGCGTCTTCAAATTCTTTTCTAAGCCTTTTATTTGTAGCTTCTTCACTAAGCTCGGCTTGTTGTACTTGTTTAGCTTTCCTTGCATCCGCCCGCCTTTGTGCCTCTACTGGATCAAGGCTTACATCTTTTGCGGACAACGGAGGGTTGTCTTTTAATTCTTGTCTGGCTTGTGCTAATTGAGAATCTATAAACGTGTTTATTTCTGGTGAATTAAAAGTTGAGCGTGCCCACTCTAAAGCATTTTCTGCTGACTCTTTGGAGCGTTGACCTCTGACTTTACCTTTTTCGTCCATGATGGCAAACATTTTTTGTATGTTTTCTTTAAACACCACATCCCGTTCGTCATCTATTGTAGCCAACCCAAGAGGATTTTTTTCTTCTGCAAATTTTTTCTCTGTTCGTTGTAGTTCTTCAGTTAATGCAATATCAAAAGCGGCGTCTACTATACCATCGGCGGGTGTGGGCCTACCTTCAAAATATAATTTAGCCGCGTTATCAATTTTGTAATCAATACCTCGTTCTTTATTATCTTTTGTATTTTTAGATTTAACGGGTCTACTAACAAGTTGATTGGTTGTATTAGTTTGAGCTTCTGTAAACGGGTTCTCACTATCAACCACTCTATCTCTATAACCTGTTATTCGCAACTCTTCTAAGAAAGGTTTAGCCCCCATTGCAGGTAGAGTTTCTATAGATGGGCTTTTTCTTTTACCTACAATTTTAGGTTGCGCTTTTAATGTATCGTCTCTCTGCGCTTCTCCTGTAACAGCCCCGCCAACATCTGTGCCAGTACCTCCCACACCTCGTACTGTAGGTGTGACAACTTCGCCGGTACGCGTACTTGTGGGTTTTCCGCGAACTTGTGTATCGTCTTGAACGCTAACTCTACTTCCCAACTTTCCAGTTCCAGTTCCTGCGGTGTCGGTAGTTGTTGCATCAGTTGCCTCCTTTGCCACCATGTCAAAGTAGTTAATTTCTTTTTTAAGTAATTTTTTCTTTTGCCCTTTACGAGTATCAGCTTGAAGCAACTCAAGCGCGGCATTTTGCATATCTTCAGAAGTGGTGTACTGGTCAGATTCTGCAACCTCTTTTAAAATCCTGTTTCTAGCTTCCTTAATAGTTTCTTTTTTCTTTTTGTCAGTTACGGTCGGCTCTACTGCTGATCGGTTTTTCTCATCTAATAACGCGGCCTGTTCAATCTTAGCTATGTCAGCATCTGACAGATCGCCCTCGAACAAACTCAACTGGTCCGGGTCAGTGACAACTTTGTCTTTTGTCTTAACTTGTTTTTCTGTGCGTGGCTTACCCGTTGCTGGGTCTAACTGTTTAGCTTCTTGTTTTTTGTCAAACTCCTCAGAACGTTTTTTCTTTGCCTCTGCCTCTGCCTCTGCTTTTTCTTCTTTATCTTTTTCAGCTTGCGCTATAGTCTGCGCGGTGTCTGGAGCCGTGTCTTCTGGCCGTGTTACAGTTACTGATGGGTCTTTCTCTGGCCTTTGTTCACCTATTTTTCTACCAGAACCTCTGTAGAATAAGTCGGTAAAGAACTGTAATACTGCACCTGCACTACCACCTATAGCGGCTTCTTCAGCTACACCAAGGTCAAGCAATGCACGCTCGGCGTTATAACCACGTTCGTTAAGGTTTTGGAGTATGGCGGCGGTGGCTTCTTGTCCAGCCTCGTACCCACCTGTTAGCACAGCGTTGCCCACTCTATCACGGAAACGTTGTAGCTCTTCAGGGCCAATCACTTCTTTAAGACCTTTGAGTATGGGTATTTCTAAGTCTTTAAATATACGACCTAACGGTAGTACCTCGGTAATACCAATAGCGGCCCCACGTAGTGTAGCGGCCTGTCTTTCTTCTCTTGTTGCGCCACCTGCTCTAGCACGCTCACTACCTTCACCCCCCGA